GTAAGAAATAATCCAGAAGTATGGAGCAAAGGTGTAAAAGAATCATGGGTACATTATGCAAGTATCCCACCAGTTGTAGAAATGCAATTGAAAGCAAAAGGCATAGATATTTATAATAAAGACCAAACAAAAGAGTTAATGAAAGAAATTAACGAAAATTATCCTTGGCTTAAAACAACAACGAAGAAGCATGGATAAAGAAGAATTACAAAGAATACAATTAGCAATACAAGACCTATTGCAACAAGAGCGATATGAAGATGCTCTTCCTGTTATTTATAGCGTATTAGAACTTTTCCCTGATAACCCTGCTTGTTTAAACTTCTTAGGTTATACATGGTTAATGGGTGATAAACCAGCAATGGCTTATCAGTTCTTTAGACGTGCATTACAAGAGAGTCCAGGTAATAAATCATTATGGTGTAACTTAGGTCGTGCTTGCCATGACTTAACTGAATACGATGAAGCCATTAAATACTTTCTAAAAGCAGCTGAAATAGATAACGGTTATGCAATGGCATATAGTAATGCAGGCGCAAGTTTAGTTCATGTATCACAATGGAAAGACGCAGAAGAATCTTGCAAGATGGCATTGGAATGTGACCCTAATGACCAAAATGCACAAATCAATTTAGCACATTGTTACTTAGCACAAGGACGATGGATTGAAGGTTGGAAAGAGTGGAATAAGTCACTAGGCAGTAAGTTTAGAAAAGAATGGCATTACGGTGATGAAACACGATGGAACGGTGAAGCAAATAAAACCATTATCATTTATGGCGAACAAGGTTTAGGTGATGAAATCTTTTATGGTAGTTGCATACCTGATGCAATCGCTATTAGTAAAAAAGTCTACATTGACTGTGACCCAAAATTAGAAGGTTTATTTAGACGTAGTTTTCCATTAGCAGAAGTACATGGTACTCGTAAAGAAGAACATCCAGAATGGTTAGCAGATAAGAAGTTTGACCATCGTTGCGGTGTTGGTGGATTACCAGAGTTCTTTAGACATGACTCTAAAGACTTTCCAAGAGAACCATTTTTAAAAGCTGATGAAGAAAAAAGAATAATGTGGCGAGCATTATTTGATTCTTACGGTAAGAAAGTCGTTGGTATTACCACACATGGTGGAATAAGACATACCAATAAAAAAGGTCGCAAATTAACAAAAGATGATATACAATCATTATTAAGTCGTGATGACTTGATTTTAATTTCATTAGATTACGAGGTAGATGAGAAGATAGACGGGGTGAAGTATTTTCCATTTGCCACGCAATCATCTGATTATGATGATACCGCAGCACTCATTGCTGAACTCGATGCAGTTATCGGTGTAAATACCACCGCGCAACATTGTGCAGCTGGATTAGGTGTTAAGACTATCTGTTTAGTACCAAAACATCACCAGTGGCGATATGCACAGCCTAGCATGCCTTGGTATCGCAGTATGAGACTGAAATATCAAGAAAACAAAACATGGAAAGAAGTCATCCAACAGGTGAATGGATGGGTTTAGGTGATTGGATAATGGCTTCTGCTGAAGTAAAAGAAGCTAATGAGCGAACAGGTAAAAAAGTTGCTTTAGGAAATGGTCATAAAAGATTTTTTGAAGCACAGATATTTGCTAATAATCCTAGGATAGCACTAGGAGACGAAGAAGAAATAGAGTGGGTTCATAACTATCCTGGTAAACGTCCTTATATATATGGAACACTGAACGGTAGAATTATATTTAATAATAGCTACAAACCAAAACCAGGTGAGATATTCTTTAGCGAAAAAGAACTAAATAACATCAATAAGATTGATGAAGACTATATTGTTGTTGAGCCTAATGTTAAAAGAACTTATGCACACACAGTCAATAAGTCTTGGGATAAATGGGAAGAGTTACTGCAATACGACTTACCATGGATTCAGTTTAATACAGGCAAACAATACACTAAAACAATACAAACAAATACATTTAGAGATGCTTTAATGGTGTTAAAGAAAGCTAAACTATTTGTAGGAACAGATGGTGGTTTACATCATGCAGCAGCAGCTCTAGGAATACCATCAGTTGTTATATGGTCTGGGTTCACAAGTCCTAAACATCTAGGATATGACTTTCATACGAACATACATGATGGTACTGACCCTTGTGGAACATTCAAAGAATTATGTAAACATTGCGAAGAAAAGCGTAAGGCCATTAGTGTTGAAACTGTTTATGAGGCAATAAGGAAAGAACTAAAAAGCAACAATATATGAAAAACGTAAAAGGAATATGGCTACCTGACCACGAAGAACATTTATTAATGTTTGCTAAAAATGAAGGATGGTCATACCAAAAACATAAACTAGATGCAACAATGAAATTTGTTAAAAAGTTTGATGTATGTATCGATATTGGTGGACATTGTGGTTTATGGTCGATGCACTTAGTTAAATTGTTTAAAGAAGTACACGCATTTGAACCTGTTAATGACCATCGTGAATGTTATGTTAAAAATGTTCAAGCAGATAACTATACATTACATCCTTACGCATTAGGTAACGAAGAAAAGAAAGTATCTATTCATACAACTAATGGTTCAAGTGGAGATTCTTGGGTAAAAGATGGTGATGATGTTGAATGTAAATTGTTAGACAGTTTTAATCTTAAACCTGACTTTATTAAGATTGATACAGAAGGTTTTGAATACTATATTTTGCTAGGTGCTGAAAAAACAATTAAAGAACATAAACCGACCATTATTGTAGAACAAAAACCTAACAAAGGTAAAAACTTTGGATTAAAAGATACTCAAGCAGTAGATTTACTTATCTCTTGGGGATATACATTACATGGTCAAATAGCTGGAGATTATGTTCTCTCATGCAGTTAATTTTAACTGGTGTAGAGAGACGTGATAATGTATTAAAACGTCTGCACAAATATTCTGGCGGTGAATTTACAAAGAATTGGAATGGTAAAGACATTCCTATTATTGTAGGTAATTTAAACAACTGCGATAACATTCAGACAGAGTGTCGTAAACAAAACATCCCTTACATTTATATTGACCATGGTTATTTTAATCGTGAATTTAATATGAGTTGGGCTAGATTCTGTATCAACAATTATCACTGCACCGATTGGAGACCATCTAATCGTGACATACCTAAGATAAAAGAATACAGAAAAGGTGATGATATTGTTATATTACCACCAGCAAATAAAGTATCATTTGTTTACAATGCTTATAATTGGTTAGATAAAACCATAGAAGAGATTAGACAATATTCTGACCGCAAAATTATTATTAAACGCAAATCAGAAGGTGCATTACTGAATGCAATTAAAAATGCTCACTGTGTAGTTAGTTTTGGCAGTGTTGCTGATGTAGAAGTAAGTGTACATGGAGTTCCTGTAATTGTATCTGATTACAGTCCTGCAGCACCAATTTCAAACAAATTAGAAGATATAGAAAAATTAACATATCCTGATAGAGAACCATGGTTAAGGTCATTAGCGGCAGCAGAATGGCATCAAAACGAAATGGACAAATGTTGGGAACGATTAAAAGGGCAATTAGATGGCATTTACTAATTATACAAGTTTTGTAACAGTGGTAGGTAATTACCTTGCTAGAAGTGATTTATCTGCACAAATACCTGACTTTATTACGATGGCGCAATATCGTATGACCAGAGATTTACGAGTCACAGAAATGTTAAAGGTAGCTACAACAAGCACAACAGGTGGCAATGGAACAGTAGCATTACCTGCTGACTTTTTAGAAACAAAAGAAGTACATTTACAAGGTAATCCGCCTGTAACTATAGAATACCAAACACCTGACTTATTCTTTAGAAACAAACAAAGTACCAACTCAGGTAAACCATATTACTATTCGATAATTGACCAAGAGTTTAAATTTGCTCCACAGCCTGATAGCACCTATACGCTAGAAATGCTGTACTTTGCAAAACCTGATTTTATCTCTGCGTCAAATCCTAGTAATATTTATCTTGCAAACTTTCCTGATGCACTACTGTATGCAACATTAGCAGAGGCAGAACCATATCTTATGAATGACGCAAGAATGGCAACATGGGCAAGTCTGTATGATAGAGCAATAACAGACATCATGAAAAATGATAAGGGTAAACAATACCCTAATACATCTCTCAACGTAACAACTCGATAAGGAATTAAATTATGGCTGAAATGTCCAATTATTTAGAAAATGCTTTACTAGAAGCAACATTAAGAAGTACAACTTTTACAGCAGTGGGTACACCATACGTATCACTACACACCGCAGACCCTCAAGACGATGCAAGTGGTACAGAAGTATCTGGTGGTTCTTATGCTCGTGAAGCAGGTACATTTGATGCAGCATCTGGTGGTGTCACACAAAACAGTTCTGCAATTGAATTCAACCAAGCCACAGCAAACTGGGGAACTGTCACTCACTTCGGCATTTGGGATGCTTTGACAACAGGTAATATGTTATATCATAGTGCCTTTGATGCAAGTAAAGTTATCGAAACTGGCGATATCCTAAAGATAGACACTGGCAGCTTAACAGTTACACTGGACTAATAAATGCCAGCAGACGTATGTGGGCCATTTACGCTAGAACAACTGGATGAGTTTGGTAATCTAGATTCGCTAGCGTTTTCACTCGACAGTAGTGTATGGACAGACCCTAATGTTTGTATTTTATACAACACAGGTGCAGTTACCGCAGACGCAACATTAGATGCAAGTGCTTTTGCCATTAGAAGTATGGATGGCGATGTTACTGCTACAGGCACTGCATCTTCAGACAGTATTCGTTATCGACTCGTAGATGGAGCAGTCACTGCTACAGGTAGTGCTTCTGCAACATCATTGAGAATTAGACTTAACTCTGGAGACGTTACTGCTAGTGCAACAGTTTCTTCAGACAGTTTTCGTGTAAGATTAGTAGATGGTGCAGTCACAGGTAATGCAACAGTAACTGGTGATGCAGACTGTATTTTTGACGGAGCAGGAAGCGTTACAGCTAATGCAACCGTTACTGGTGATGGTATTCGCTATAGATTGGTAGATGGCGCAATTACTGCATCAGGTACAGTATCTTCTGATAGTATACGTTTACGCACAGTTACAGGAGATGTAACAGCAACAGCAACAGTTACAGGACTTGCAGGCGTATTATTTAGTGGAGCAGGTACGGTAACAGGAACAGCATCGTTATCAGCATCATTAGTAAGAACAACATTTGCAACAGGAGATGCAACAGTCATTACTACGGTCAATGGTAATGCTTACATATTTGGTAAAAATTGGACAGATACAACACCAGGTGCAGAAACATGGGCAGATATTAGTCCAGTGACAGACACATGGACAACAAAAAC